CATTATGGCAATTATTTCAGAATCAATTAACGGAAAAATGATAGATATTATCATTAACTCATCAAATTTAAAATCGGCATCTTTTAATACTGAAAGTGAGGATTTAACGGTAGTTTTTAACAACGGCTCTATTTATGAGTATGAAAAAGTTCCATGGACTAAGTTTACCAAATTTAGGTTAGCTGAGTCTCAAGGAAAATATTTTAATGAAAACATTGCAAAAACCCACAAATATAAAAAAGTAGGATGAGTTTATTTGAAGAATTAATTGAAGATAGGTCGGAAGACAAAAAAATCGTAAAATCTTTTAAAGTAAAAGATACGTTATCCAACGATATATTTGATAAATCGGGTGAAACGTATAATATGCGAGGAGAGATAAGAAAGTCACTTTTAAAGATTGCTGATGATTTTATTGAAACTCTCGGTGTTGAATTTTTTATTCATGACGTGATTTTAACCGGTTCTTTAGCTAATTTTAATTGGTCAAACTATTCTGATGTTGATTTGCATATATTAATCGATTACAAGGAAACAAATTACGATTTAAGTTTATTAAAGGAATTCTTCGACGCAAAGAAAAACGTTTGGAACGAAAAGCACGATATTACTATTAAAGGATTCGATGTTGAAATATATGTTCAAGATGTTGATGAACCTCACGTATCTTCGGGTGTGTATTCGGTATTAAATAATAAATGGGTTGTTGAACCTGAATCGAAAAAACCGATGATTGACGACCGTTTAATTATTCAAAAAGGTGAAGAATACTCAATTAAAATAGATAATTTAATAAAAAGAAACGAAGAAGGTGATGACGTATTAAAAGATATTGATAACCTAAGAATGAAACTAAAAACATTTAGACAAAGTGGTTTAGATGCCGGTGGGGAGTATTCTTACGAAAATTTAACCTTTAAATTATTAAGAAGAAACGGAGACATTGAAAGACTATTACAATTAAAATCAAAAATAACGGATAAGAAATTGTCCATAACACAATAAAGAACCTAATTTTTTTCTATATATCAATGTATTTATAGGATAAGAATAAGTATATCTAACAATCAACAAAATGGCAGATTTAAAACCCCTTGGTAGTGAAAAGCTTAACGGAGATGACAAATTAAAAAGAATTCTCGAGCTAACCTACTTTAATAACAACAATAAAAAAGCAACCACATCAACTAACGCGGAATTGGTAAGCGAATCTAAAACCGGTGGAATATACGGTATCGTTAAAGAAAAAGACGCATATTACGTAAAAAGAGGTTTAAACGAAAGTTCTCTTGATTATATTGGTGGGATGTTCATGAAAAACAAAAACAAATTTTCATCATATGGTGAAGCCCTTAAAAGACTTGATTTATTAAAAGGTCAAGAAGAATTGCAAGAGGCTACAAAATATGTGTTGAAAGCTAGTAAACCAAAAGAAGAGGCACCTATGGCCGAACCAACAATGGACGCACCTGTTGCACCTGCAACTGATGAGTTACCTGCAATTGAAGATTTACCTTCTGAGGAACCTGCAACTGATGAGTTACCATCTGACGATATGTCTACTGACGGTGAAGAGTCACCAAGTAAACGTTCAGATTACATGGCTGAAGTTCAAAAATATTCAGGTAAATTAGGTCAAGAATTGAGGGATTTACATGATAGAATGGAAAGTGATGATATTAAGTACGTTCTTAACATGATTATTTCGGCTGTTGATTTAGATAAATTAGACTTAGACGATATTGAAGAGATTGCTAAAAAATTCGAACGTGACGAAGAGGAACCATCTGAGGAGCCAACTTCAGGAGAAGAAGAAGTACCTTCAGAAGAAGAACCATCATCAGAAGATGAAGATTTAGGTGAAGATGCAATGTCAGCGTTAGATGAGTTTATTAACACACCTATCCAATCTGACGAAATTGATATGTCAAACTATGATTTAGGTCACGAAGTAAGTGAAGAAGATGATAGTACAGATTCATATGAGATTGATATCGATGAAATCAAAAATGACATTAACAACAGTATTAGTAGTACATTAAGTAAATACTTTAAGTAATATGCACCTAATCTATGTCAATGAAATCGGGGCAGACTATAAAGGTCAAAAACAGTATGAATTTATTTTCAGTACTAAAACCGAAATCGATATGGATGAATGGTTCACAATACCAGCTTCGGCAACGTCACAACCAAAATCACCTGATGTAGAATACATCGATATGGTTGGGTTGTTGAAAAATACCGATTTACATTTAGAATTAATTCAAGACTCCGATCATTTCGGAGTTATTGATGCTGTAGATGGTGTGATTTCGATGGCGTGGGAAAAATTTAACTATGACTCCGAAGAAGAGAGGTTAACGTTTAAATTTGGAGAATCATTTGAATCCGTAACAAAAAAATTAAAATATAGAGGTTTCCCTTTAATTAACGAAGAAATAAAAACAAACGAATAATGAACAGAACAGAATTAGTTGAAAAATTATTGAAAGAGGGTTTTTCTGAAAAAACATTGGTTAAATTTACCGATAAACAACTTAATACCTTATCAGAAAGAGTTTTAAGTGAACAATCAACTGGAACGTTAAAAGTTGCAAAAGGGTCTCCACAAGAGAAAGCTGCAATGGCTCAAAAACAAGCGTTTGTTGCTTATGAAGGTGAGATGAAAGAAGAAAAACCGTCCACAGGATTAAGTAAAGAAAAGAAAAGTGAAGTAGTTAAGAAAGCAAAAAAAGGTGAAGACCTTGGTAAAAAAGGTAAAGGATTTGAAAAAATCGTCGACAAGGCTAAGAAAAGTGGAGCTAAAGACCCTGAAGCCGTTGCTGCGGCTGCAATGTGGAAAAACGTTAAAAGAGAAAGTGTGGAAGAAAAGGAAATGAGAGAATGGGTTAACCAGTTAATGGAAACCACATACCATTCATTTACATCTAAAGGGGAAATAATGGAGATGATTCAAGTTAAATTAAATGAATCTGAAACTATGACACCGATGCCGGCTTCTAAACCAACTAAAGGTCATAACGGTACACCTGAATTCATGACACACGAAGGTGAACAAAATGAGCAACAAACAGCACCGTCTCCAAGTACTAGACCAACTGAAACACCAACAAAACCTGGTACAAGACCTGAGAAACCAAAAAGAGAAAATCCATTTGAACCAAAACATACACCGAAACCTAAGGCTAAATTACCTGAATTCATGAAATTTGACCAAATAGGTATTAAATTAAAAGAATCAAAATAATTATGCTAACTAAAAAAAAGTTATTATCTTTGCTTAAAGAAAATTTAACAGAGATGCCAATAGACTACGGACAAAACCCAGAAAGGATGAATCCTGACTTGGAAAGAAAGTTAGCCGATAAGGAACACCCTTATAAGGATAACCCAGCAATACCACAGGAAAAACCTGAAGGTGTAACATCAAATTTCGAAGAATTAATTTCTTCTCAGAGATTTATGGATGTTGTTCAAAAAGTAAAAAACTATACCGGACAAGAAGGTAACGTTACCGACCAAAACGGATTTTCTCAACTTACTTCATCTATGATGGGAGCAATGAGACAAGTTTTAGAATTCGAAGCTCAACATAAAGATATGTTAGAGAACCTTGCGGTTGAATTAGTTAAAAAAGAACTATCGGTTCCTGAAGGAATGTTACAATATGACGCTAAATTAGTTGGGATTGGTGAAATTGGAAATGAAGGTTTTTCTAATCAAGAAGAAAACCCAACTGAAGAAGAGATTGAACAAGAATTCGGTGTTGACGGTGAAGAGGCTGCGGAAGACGTAGAAAACTTTATTGATGCATTTGAAAAGTTTAACGATGAGGTGGCAAAAAGAAGAGTAATTAACGCACTTATACAAGGGTCTTCAAAGAAAGGTCATTATATGTTTGAATTGGTTAACGCTAGATTAACACAGATGGACCCTAACATTGTTAGATTATATGGTGTGTTAATGTCAGTTAACGATTTATTATATTGGATGTTCCCTGATGAAGCCATGTTAGGTGGTGGTGGAGGTGGAGCCGAAAAGGCAGGTAAAGAAGAAATTAATACCGAAACCGACCCACCGACAGTAATTGCACGTGGCGTATTTTTCCCTGTTCTTATTCACGAATTAATTAAAGGTACAATGGAAATCATTGCAACTAAAGGTTTACCGAATGATAAGAAAGCTGCAGATATGGTTATGGGAGTTACGGATAACTTACCTTCTGAGATTTGGGATTTAAGATTAGGACCGGTAATTTGGGAGAAGTTCGTTGATTCATATCCGGACAAATTATTCAGAGATGATGCAAGACATATTCAAAATTACTTATTTTCAAGATTTTCTCAATTAGACACTAAAGAATTCTTTAAGGTTACTAATTTAATTTTAAAAGGTAGTCCATTAGGTAAACAAATCATCGAAAAAATGGTAAGTGAAATTGAGGAACATTTAAGAAATGAGGATTGGGAAGAAGAACAATACAATATGGAAGTTGGAGATGACGATGATGATGAAAACGATGGGTTAGATGATTTATTCTCACAATTAGGTATCGATAGACCAAGGGATTAAGTTCAAAACATATAGAAATAATAGAAAGACGGTTTTTTAACCGTCTTTTTTTGTATTTATATATATGAACAGTAAATTAGCACAACTTACGGAGTACGCTCGAATTATGAAAGATGCCCCATATGCGTTAAAGACATACTTAACAACGTATGACAATACACAGAAGCAATATGTTCCGTTAGAACTATTTCCTGACCAAGTACAATTAATTCAGGACTACGAAAAGTATAACGAAAACATTACAAGAAAATATAGACAGGCCGGAGTTTCAACGGTAACTGCAGCGTGGATATCAAAAAAATTACAAACAGCAAAAGACACAGAACCTGAAAGGGTTCTTATTATTGCCAATAAACGTGATACAGCTATTGAGATGGCCAATAAGGTTCGTCACTTCTTAGAACAATGGCCTGAATGGATTAACGTTGGATTCTCGCCGGATAAAAACTCGGAGAGTAGGTTTAGATTAAATAATGGTTGTGAAGTTAAAGCCGTTGCAACGTCACCAGATGCGTTACGTGGTTTTACACCAACGATACTTGTATTTGATGAGGCCGCATATATTGATGCAGGTGAAGATTTTTGGGCAGCATCCATGGCATCGTTATCTACGGGTGGTAAGATTATTCTTATTTCAACACCTAACGGTTACGACCCAATTTATTATGGTGTTTATGACCAAGCATTAAGAGGTGTAAATGATTTTCACATTACCGATTTAAGATGGTTTAAAGACCCACGTTACACTAAAGATTTAAGATGGGTAAAATGTAATGATATTGTCCATTACATGTTAAATAGGGAACAATATGATGATAATGATATCGTCATGACAGACTTCAATATAGAAAAGTATAATGAATATTTAGATGAAGGATATAAACCACTATCATCTTGGTTTGAGTCAATGTCTAAGAAATTCAAATACGATAGACGTATGATTTCTCAGGAGTTGGAATGTGACTTCTTAGGTTCGGGGGATTCCGTAATACCTGGTGAGACACAGGCGAACATTGCAAAGAATATGATTCGTTTACCCAAAGAAAAATACATGCAAGGTACATTTTGGCATTGGAAAGAACCTATTAAAGGTCATCGTTACATTATGGGTGTTGACGTTAGTAGGGGTGATAGTGAGGATTTCTCCTCAATTAACATTGTAGATTTTGATGATAGGGAACAAGTTGCCGAATATATCGGTAAGATACCTCCTGATGATTTGGCCGCAGTGGCGTACAAATGGGGAATATTATATGAAGCGTTTATTGTTATTGATATTACCGGTGGTATGGGTGTTGCGACATCGAGGAAATTACAAGAAATGAATTATAAGAATCTTTATATTGATGGTGTTAATACCAAAAACATATGGGAATATAATTCTAAGGCAATGGAAAAAATACCGGGCCTTAATTTTAACAACAAAAGAACACAAATTGTTGCGGCGTTTGAAGAACAATTAAGAAAAGGATTCATTGTAAGATCAAGTAGATTATTGGGCGAGTTAAACACATTTGTTTATCTTAACGGTAGACCTGACCACATGAAGGGTCAACACGATGATGCAATTATGAGTATGTCAATGGCATTATATGCTGGTGATATGTGTTTTAATCAGTTAGAAAGAAATGAATCGGCAAATAAAGCAATGTTAGAATCTTGGACAATGTCTGAAAGAACATATGAGACAAGTAAAACATTTTATTCTTACGGTACATCATTCGACCCAATAGGTTCAATGCAAACTGACGATAACTTATTTCATGGAAATAATATGACTCAAGTCCCAAAACAAAGTTATCAAGAATACTCGTGGTTATTTGGTAAATCTAAATAATCTTTCCTATTCCATAAAATTATATTATATTATAAAGAAAAGTATTTATATACATGGCAAATCAAAATTTTACAGTATTTCAGAAGTTAACAAGGATGTTTGGATATCCTGGCCAAGTGAAACCACAACAGGCTCCATCATTCAATTTTAATAGAGACGAGATACTCAAAACAGACAGCAAAGACGAGTATGAAAAGGCGATGTTACAAGCCCAACAAAGTCAATATATTGCAGACAAATGGGCTAAGCTCGACCAATCATTATATAACCAATCGGTTTATTACGAACCAAATAGATTGGCAGCATATTACGATTACGAATCCATGGAGTTTACTCCTGAGATATCAGCAGCGTTAGATATCTATGCTGAGGAATCAACAACATTATCGGAAAAAGGTGAAATCCTAACTGTATTTTCAGAATCGGATAGAATTAAAACTATTCTCGAAGATTTGTTTTTAAATAAATTAGATATAAATACCAACCTACAAATGTGGGCGAGAGGTGTTTGTAAATACGGAGACGATTTTGTTTATTTAAAAATTGACCCTGAGAAAGGTGTTATCGGTTGTCAACAACTTCCAAATATTGAAATTGAAAGAATTGAAGGTGCTGCATCTAAAACATCGGTATCAAATGATACTAAAACACCTACAAGAGAATTACGTTTTCAATGGAAAAATAAAGACTTAGAATTTCAAGCGTGGGAAGTCGCTCACTTTAGATTATTAGGGGACGACAGAAAATTACCATACGGTACATCTATGTTGGATAAAATTAGAAGAATTTGGAAACAACTTTTACTTGCTGAAGATGCGATGTTAATATACAGAACATCGAGAGCACCTGAAAGACGTGTATTTAAAGTTTTCGTTGGTAACATGGATGATAAAGATATTGAATCTTACGTACAACGTGTGGCAAGTAAATTTAAAAGAGACCAAGTAACCGACCCAAGAAATGGTAATGTTGATATGAGGTATAATCAAATGGCAGTTGACCAAGATTATTTCATACCAGTACGTGACCCGTCACAAACTAATCCAATTGAAACGTTACCGGGGGCACAAAACTTAGGTGAAATTGCCGATATTGAATATATCCAAAAGAAATTATTAGCAGCACTTCGTATACCTAAAGCATTTTTAGGATTTGAAGAGGTTGTGGGTGACGGTAAGAGTTTAGCGTTAATGGATATTCGTTTTGCAAGAACCATTAATAAAATACAAAAATCATTAATACAAGAATTAAATAAAGTTGCTTTAGTTCATTTATACCTTTTAGGTATGGAAGATGAATTAAATAACTTCACATTGTCTTTAGCTAACCCATCGGCACAATCCGATTTATTAAAAATCGAACAATGGAAAGAAAAAGTTACTTTATATAAGGACGCAACATCTGACCAATCTCAAGTTGGTATTTTACCGGTGTCACATACGTGGGCTAAGAAAAACATTCTTGGATTTAGTGACGCTGAGGTTGTACTTGATTTACAACAACAACGTCTTGAAAGAGCAATGGGATTTGAATTAACAAATACACAGAACATTATTAAACGTTCAGGTGTATTCGATGAAGTTGACTCTAAATACGGTATCCCTGAAGAAGAAAGAAAGGCAGCTGAAGATGCTGGAGTTGCAGGGGGAGAGGCTCCGAGTGATATGGGAGGTGGAGAAGCATCCGCACCGCCGGTGGCACCGTCAGGTGGTGATGAACCATTAAGTGAAGGGACTAAATCTAAAAAGTCAAAAATATTAGGTATGTTAGGTGAGGAAAAAGAAGATTTTAGTTCATTATTTGACATGAAAAGGGCACAACAGAATATTTATGAAATAGAAAATAAATTGAAGGATATTTTAAACGATTAAAAAATGAATAATTTCGGAAAGATTAAATCTAAATTACTAAAGAAGTTAACTGAGGCGTACGAGCAGGGAGAACTAAAAAACAATACAAAAAATTTAATTAAAGTAGTTAAAAAAAATAAAGACTTTAAAGAGATGTATATGTTTTACGAAGAAATCGAAAACAAATATTTCGACGATAAAGAAGTTGCCAGATTGTACGTAGAAGAAATCGGTAATATTTTAAAACAAAAATCAGAGAAAGTAAAAAGTTTCTGTGAGGTTATTAACATGTCCGTTCACGATACTCAAATTGACGAGAACGAATTATATGACTCTATTGACCAAT